ATTGGTCTTTTGGTGAAGTGGCTATCATACTGCACTGTCGATGCAGAGTAGACGGATCGAAACCGTCATGGACCGCATTTTTGTACCATTAGCTCAGTTGGTTAGAGCGCCGGCCTCCTATAGCCGTAGGTCACAGGTTCAAACCCTGTATGGTACACGAAAGCCCGAAGGCCAAGGGATCGAAGATAGGAAAGTCTGGTTAAGGTGTATAGCTACACTACCCGCCACTAAACCTCTGGAGGAAGAGAGCTCATTCAGAGCAGCCAAAACGTATGCCAGCACAGTTGAGAAGCTCTGGGGATAATCTAAAAGCTTCATTTTGGACGCGTAGTTTAACTGGAAAAACACTTGCCTTGTAAGCATGAGTCCCTGGGTCGGTTCCGGGTGTGTCCTCTAAAAATCAAAGTAATGAAACAACCAAAGACAATAAAGATCAAACCAGGATCAGAGAAGACATTATACAAACTTCCAGATACCCCGATCCCTTGCAAAATACAGGAAAGGGAGCAAGGAGATGATTCGAAGATAGTATACATCACGAATCCAAAGTACATAAAAGACTCAAAAGATCCAGTCACCTCGGCACCATATCTCTCGTTCACAAAGACAGAGTACGAGGTCGTAGAGTGGACAGACTAATATTTTGGCTCGGTAGCTCAGCTGGATAGAGCACCAGCCTTCTAAGCTGGGGGTCATTGGTTCGAATCCAATCCGAGTCACAGCATAAAAATACACAATGCAATGAAGATCACACTAAAAGAAGGTCAAGACATGTTCTTCACCTCTGACACACACATAAACCACAAGAACATCTGTCGAGGAGTCACTTCATGGAATGGTAACTTGGACAGGACTCGGGACTTTGATAGTCTGGAGAAGATGAAAGATAGGTTTCAAATAAAACTGATATGATAAGTAGACTGATAAAGATTTTCAACCACGAGATCTGGATGATATGTAAAAAATGCGGACTGGAATATGATGCTCGAAGATCTGAATATTGCGAATCATGCGAACATAAAAACTAAAAATGAACTATGCCACACAAACACTACCATGATAATAAGGTATTTGCATGGATCATCGTTGCCGCTTGCGTGGTATCGACAAGCGCGATGATACTGTTACTAACGATTGCAAAATGGGATAATTATAAAAGAAGACTAAATCATATTCCGTATCAGTCTAGATACCTCAGAAGTAACTACGATGATATGAAACGTGGTAAAATGCTCCGATGATGAAATTGGTAGACAGCACAGACTTAGGATCTGTGGTCGTAAGACGTGTGGGTTCGAATCCCACTTGGAGCACAGGATAAAACAAAAAAACATGGAAAAGGTTTGGATCTATTTAGACGACGTAAGAACTCCAATAGCAAATGGAATGGACAAGGTGTGGACAGTCGTAAGAAATTATGATGAGTTCGTTTCAAAGGTTATAGAGATAGGACTTAAGAACATCGAGGTCATATCTTTGGACCACGATCTTGGAGACTCGGCGATGGCAGAGTTCTATACCAACGTGTCTCCGAACTACACCCTGGACTATGATAATATAAAAGAGAAAACTGGAATGGATTGTGCAAAGTGGTTGGTAGATCATAGCATAGAAACACAGATCGCTCTTCCGCAGATATATACGCACAGCGCAAACCCTATAGGCAGCGCTAACATCATGGGGTACATAAACAACTATCTGATGAGGAGCAGACGGCCACAGAGTTGCGTTAGAGTACAGATAAACCACACAGTGTCATGAGAAAGTTCAAAACGTTAAACGAAAACACTCCAGTAGAAGTTCTGGATTACATGAAGCAGTACATGAGTTCTCACAAAGACATAGAGATACTCATCGGATGTGACTCTCAGGTAAAAGGCCGGGTGACAGTTTACGCTTTGGTTTTGGCAATGTACACTCCAGGCAAGGGCGCCCATGTCATATACGATAAGTTCACCACTCCAAAGGACAGAGAGATCTCGACCAGGCTCATCAACGAGGTGTGGTATTCGATAGACCTTGCAAATTATATAATGGAAGCCGGGCTGCCAAGAGCGAAGTACATCGACATCGATCTGAATCCTGATCCGAGATACAAATCCAACGAAGTCTTGAGAGAGGCTGTGGGTTGGGCAGAGGGCCTTGGGTACACCGTGAGGCACAAAGGAGACAGCCCTATGATGACCTACGCGGCTGACTCACTTGTTAAGGGTTGATATTTATACTCGATGAAGTTACTCACATTACTTTTAGAATTCTATAAAGAAGAATATGATCTCAATCTTAGAGAAGGTGAGATAAAGACCACTCCTATTGGACAATCTATAGATATTCTGCATAGACGCTTTCCTAATTATGAAATATATAGTGAGAAAGATGAAAATACTTTTGAGATTGATATATTAAAAAGCAAAGATGCTTTTTCTCTTAAAGATGCAGAAGATCTACTAGTTCTCTTAAATAATCTAGGCTGGTTTATATCATATATGAAGCTTCATAGTAATACCAATAGGTTTGAAGATAGATACAATAAAACTACATTTTTAAGTTCTCTAAAAAGTGAAAAAATACATTCTATATTTTTAAGATGTGAAGCTAAATTTGATTTTAAAGTAAATAAGATCCCAAAAACCCTCTATCACATTGCCCCATTAGATAATTGGAAAAAGATTGAAGACATAGGATTAGTTCCCAAATCGAGATCAAAAGCATCATATCATCCAGAAAGAGTTTATCTTGCAAAAACGGAAAATGTAGCCAAACAATTAGCTTATCAAATGTATAGTAAGACTGGGATTAAGAAGTATGCTATTTTAAAGATAGATACAGATATGATACCTGGTGAGTATTTTAAACTTTATCAAGATCCAAATTATCTAAAAGCTGGATATTATACATTGAATAACATTCCGCCGATCGCTTTGGAAAAAATTAAAGATATTGAAGTAAAATCCACATATGACTAATGGCATCACACGTATTGTCTTTTAAAAATAAGGAGGAGTTCTTCCAAAAGATAAAAGAAAAAGACCGCGACCTTTTGGTTAAGATGGTCAAGACAATATTGTATGCGATCAAGCATAAGAAACAAACAGTCAGTATTTTTGAAGTGATCTTTACTGATGTGAAATATTCCGCAGACTTAAAAGAGTTAATATTTACAAAAGATAAGGCGGACTATATCCCAACTCTTAAGGCTGTGATGGATGATATGATCAGATTCGAGGAGTATGAGTTATGTGCGGAGATCAAAGAAGCGCTAGAAAAGAAGAAAAGGATAAACTCAAAAGAAAAACTTCCAATATCAAACTAAAAGACGTATATTTATAGTATATAAAGCACGAGACTGGGGCATACTGGTTTTGACAGCGATAGAGCTCTTTGAGATGATGCAAGCAGTGCTAGATCGGACGCACTTAAATCTGACTATCAAAACACAAATGCAAACGTAGAGCTTTCTACATGGACATTCGAAGACGCTATGGCGTTCGCCGAAGGTGAGCTAGAGATGGCCGCCTAAGTCCTTGGGCCGGTGCACACGTGCCTAGAAACAGAAGTGCAAATGAGAGGGTCGCAGGTTGGAGCCCTTATAAAATAATTCCAAGACCAGGTTGTTTAGAAGTTGGTTTCCCACATACATCAAACTTCATATTTTGTGTTTTTAGAAAAATCCACTAAGCTTGTGAAAGAATTACTTAGATAACATTGTTTGGACGAGGGTTCGAATCCCTCATGTTCCACACCAGATCAGAGAATAAAATATCTGATCACTCAAAACAAAGATTGCAAAAGTTAAAGAAGTTTCAATACTTTTATAATATAGCAATCAAATAAAAATGATCGGCGAAAAAGGGGCTGATGACAACAAGAAAGATGTTGACAACCCACGATCGTTTTTAAAATTATATTGCGCTGTAGAGCAGCGGTAGCTTATCGGGCTCATAACCCGGGGGTCGTGGGTTCGAATCCCACTGGCGCAACCAAATTAACAGGTTTCAATCAAAAAATAATGAGAAAGATAGTAATTTTCAGAAAAGAAGAAGGTAATCCAAACAAGATCGTTCTGAGGTCTATAACACCATCACCTCTTTGGCAAGGATACACGAAGGCAGGAGCAGTGATCGAGTCAGAGGCTAAAAACCTTGCGAGGGCGTTGGAACCAAGCTTCACAGGATATTACCTAGCATAAGACATTGCTCCTATAGATCACGTTGGCTAGATCGCCACCCTTTCACGGTGGAGAAGGCGGGTCGGCACCGCTTGGGAGTACTAACCAAACAAAAAGAAAAACGAAATGAGAAATTTCACAATGCTTTGCGCGATCGTGTCACTTGTATTATCGTCATGCGGCGACGCTTCAAACGCTCCAAAGAGCACAGTAGACTCAACAAAAACGGCAGTTCACGTAGACAGCGCTGCGACAATGACACCGACTGTCACAGCAACTGACACCACAAAACACAAGTAGATGAAAATATCAGCAAAGTTAATCACTGTCGCTGTATTGATAGGATTATTGTACCTGGGGTATACTCTGCTCCAGGGCAATACTATTAAGCTGACCAAAGAACAGCACGCTATAGACAGCCTTACAACAGAGATCGCAAAGCTAGACTCTCAGCACGTAAAAAAAGACAGCGTCATCACGGTATACAAAGACAGCATAGTCTACGTCGATAAGGCGATAGAGACCGAGAAGACAAAATACGTTCACATTAAACACAAATACGATGAAATACGCACTCACGTTGCTCACTACACTCCTACTCAACTTGACAGCTTTTTCGCAAAGCGTTACGGACACACCGAAGCTGACACTGTCTCACAAAGTAGGTAAGCATGTAGCGCTAGATCTTGTATCGTACGACAGCACCAAAAGCGTATTAAACGTTACCCAGAATGTTCTAAAGATGACCGAGAACAGATCTAGGATGCAAGACACTGTGATCAAGGCAGACGAAGACAAGATCGTTATATATAAAAGGCAGGTCCTTCTGATGGAAGCCAAAGAAGAAGAGTACGAGAAGATGATCTCGACGCTACAGACTTCTCTCAAGCTTGAAAAGATCAAAAGCAAGACATTTTTATACATGGGCATAGGGGTATTCGTAGCAGGATCTGTATATGCAATGACCAGACATTAAAAATTATAAAGGTTATGAAATACAAGATTACGCTCATATCTGATACTCACACTAAGCATAAGCAGATCACTGAAGATCTTCCTGGTGGGGATATATTAATCCATGCTGGCGATATATCTTCGATGGGATATGAGCATGAGATTCGTGAATTCTGTGGATGGTACAATAAGCTAGCCACGTATGATCATAAGGTATTCATCGCAGGCAACCATGATTGGGGATTCCAAGACAACGTTGAGAAGACAAAAGAGATCTTAGACTTTTACAAGAATATTGTCTATTTACAAGATGATCTTCTTTGCGTAGGAGAAGGTTATCAGCAGATGCTTAAAATATGGGGCTCACCTTGGCAGCCTGAGTTCTACAACTGGGCATTTAATCTTCCAAGAAACTCACCCGAAATGTGGGAGAAGTGGCTGATGATCCCAGAGAACACAGACATATTGATCACCCATGGTCCTGCACACGGAGTTTTGGATAAGGTCATCGGCCTTTACGATAATTTAGGATGCGAGATGCTTGCACAGAGGATCAAGAGCGTTAAGCCCAAGATACACGTCTGCGGCCACATACATTCCGGACACGGTTACCGCTTTGATGGGGACACTCACTACTTCAACGCGTCTGTCTTGGGAGAGGACTACAAATACAGTAACAAACCTATAAGCTTCATCTGGGACAGTCAGACGAACGAGATCGAATTTACATAGTCGATATTTATAGAAAACCTTATCACTATGAATTTCAAACAATGGGTCATCGACCTTTTCAAAGACGAAAGAGGATCTACCTCTATCAAACCGGTCATCGCGCTTATCGGATCTCTGTTCCTTTGCATTACTATGCTTTTGAACAGCTACACGCATGAGCAATTCAAGCCAGCACCTGAACTCGTAAACGCTGTGATGATAGTCACCGCTATCGGAATGGGAGCAGACTCTCTAGACAAGTTCTCTTTCAAAGGCAAAAAAGAAGAGACACCTACAGAATCAGAAGCTCCACAAGAATAAGATATGAAAAAGCTAGTTACAATATTATTGATCTTGACATTAGTAACATCATGCTCCAGATACGGAGTGTACCATAAGCCTAAGGGATTCCACAAGAAGACCTTCAGTTGTCAAAGATTCTAAATTCATCATTGAATACCCACAGAAAGCGTAATTTCCGAAAGGACTTTGCGCTTTTTCTTTTTGTTTTCGTTGTTTTTACGTACTTTTATATCATGGAAAACACATTAAAAAGGGTACAGACAGAGACCATGTACGAGGTCGAATTCAATGGTGAGACATACTCTGTCACACACTCGGAAGACGCAGATCCGAACAGCGGTTGCACGTCTTGGGAAGTCTATGACGATAATGGAGACTTCGTAGATACTAAAACCGAGATGGAGATCATTGAGTTTGTGATAGGAAATATATGATCACTTTGAAGATCATCTACTCTTTTATCTTAAATTTCGTTACTTTTATAAAAACAAATGAATGTCAAACTAAAACAAAAAATATGCTATCTATTAACGAATTATCCTCAATTCAAGCCGAAATTGAAAAAAAGTACAATGTAAAGATGCATCCAAGTAGATCTACTTTCCAGATGAATCTAATAGACTTTTATGCTGAAAAAAGGAGACTTTCTGATAAACAGATCGAGTGCATTAAAAACCCAAAATATCCTATAAAGGGGATCTAAAACCAAAAACGATCAAGGTCATGAGTTTACTACAAGAGAACATCAACTGGACTGGTTCTGAGATCTCAAAGGTCCATGCAACACAATCTGCCAGCATCCCAAAAGAAGAAGCAAGAAAGCGTGCCGGAGCGCTCCAAAAGAAGATATCCGCATTCCTGACTGACGCGAACGATCTGTACGTAGGAGCACCAACTAACGAGCTTGGCAGCATCATACTCATGGCAGAGAACATCGAACGCGAAATAGAAAAACTGAAATAGATATATGAAGATCACAATGATGCCGTATGTTCACACGTGTTGGACTTGGGCTGGATTCAAGCAAATTTGTTTAACTCCAGCGATATACTTTACCCATTCCAGAAAAGGATACTTCATAGAGACAGGAGTGTTCACAGACCTTTGGGTTATATCGATGAACTTCCTAGTGTGGGATTTTGGGGTACAGATTTACAGAGACTTAAAATAGAAACATGAACACGACAAGACGGGGCATAGTAGACAAGCTCAACACGAAAACAAAATTCAACATAACTCACAACGAGCTTGAGTTCATCGTAGAGAACTGGATCACGACGTAGAAAAGGGATCGGATTCTCAGGGATTCTATGACTCGAATGTGTGGTATACGATCGCTGACAAGTACAAGATCAAGGAGAGGCTGTGGGAATACGCAAAAAGGTTCTCAACTCCTGCTGATTTTGGTTCTGACTTTGTGATATACGGAGAGAAGCACGACGTAGGAGATTCACACTAAAACAATGACATGAAGAACAAAGACACGATAGAACTACTGAACTCAGAGGGCATGATACTGATGGCAATCAAGACAACTATGACTGAGCACACCGGAAACGGGATCAAGTCCCAACCAGGATTCAAGATAAAAGACAGACTCAATAAGACGGTAGGATTGCTGACAGAGAAGCAGATCTTCGACTTCACAAGAGGAAAGATAACCATCGCAGACTCGACAGGAAAGGTTTGGGACTATTCAAAAGAGCCAGGTTCTATGAAGCCAGACCTGAAAACGTTAGACGAGTTCATAGGAGTCGATACCACAGGAAAAACATACTAGACATGAAGATCACGAACCGAAAAGCGAGATACGAGTACCACATCCTCAGGGAATACACAGCCGGCATCCAGCTTTTCGGTTCTGAGGTCAGGTCGATCAGAAACAACGATGCGAGCATATCAGAGAGCTTTGCTTACGTTTCAGACGGTGAAGCCTACATCAAAGGAATGCACATAGGACGTCTTAAGAACTCATCCAGGGACCACGAGGAGCTCAGAGATAAGAAACTATTGCTCAACCGAAAGGAGATCCAGAACATAGCCAAGAACCTCACAGAGCGTGGAGTGACGCTTGTACCGTTGGAGATATTCGATCTGGACGGCAAGATAAAGCTAAAGGTGGCGATAGCCAAAGGAAAGCGGTTGTACGACAAGAAGGAGGCGATAAAGGAAAGAGACATCAAGATACAAACACAAAAAGAACTCAGGAATGAATAACATAGATTCTCAATACCAAGCACTACTCCAAGACATCCAGACTATGAAAAGCACAGAGACTTTCTTTTAGATTTCATGAAAAAGCAAGACAGAGACGAAACGAGGATAGAAAAGGCAAAAGAAAAAAACATTTTGGTAACACATTCAAGGGTAAAAAGTATAACAGCAATATAAAGACATATTCTCCAAAAAGATTCAAAAAATAAACGATGGTAGATTCTATATTACACGTGCTTGGCCTATGTCCAGATTCTTTAAGTCATTTCAGCCTGGCTAGTCTTGCAAACGTCCAGATACATGAAGTAGCTCACATCATCAAATCAGTAAAATCAAAGTTATGGAGAATCAACAAGACGATTTTTTAGATCAGATGCAATCTGTACACGATTTCTTAAAAAGCGCTAAAGAGTGGGGATTGGAGACCGAAGTGGTGTGTTGGGCTCTACAGGCGATGAAAAACGATCCAAGATTAACACTGTCTCAGGCGATGGCCGATGGGTATTACGAGTGGGTAAAATAAAAAGACATGAGAAGACTAGGATACTGCTGCATCTCTTTGGGCATCAACCAAGGCAAGCAGAAAAAGGATCACATATCGGTGAATCGTACCATGGTAAAACGTACTTTCGATCTCAAGGGTCTGCCTTACGTAAGCGATCTTGCCATAGCCAACATAGACGACTGCCGGCGATTGCTCAAGTACAACCTATCAAAGGGCATCAAGCTATACAGGATGTCGAGCGATATGTTTGCGTTCATGGGTCTTTACGAGTTCAGTGATCTTCCTCGATTCAGCGTGATACAGTTCAAGCTGGCCGAATTAGGTAAGTTCATCGTGGATAACGACATACGAGTTTCTTTCCATCCAGGTCCTTTCGATGTGCTGGCAAGTGAGAATCAGGCGGTGGTGGATAAGACCATAGTCGATCTGGACAAGCATGCTCAGATATTCGATATGATGGGTCTGGAGGCATCTACCTACTATCCCATAAACATACACATCAATACCACAAAACCTAGCAGAGAGGACGCATCCAGGCGCTTCTGTGATAACTTCCAGAGGCTTTCTGAATCCTGTAAGAAGAGGTTGACTGTGGAAAACGACGACAGTCCAAACCAGTACTCGGTAAAGATGCTATACGATTGGGTCTACACGAAGATAGGCATATCGATAGTCTTCGATCAGCACCACTTCAACTACGGTCCAAAAGATCAGACCATGGAGGAGGCTCTTAGGTTGGCAGTATCGACTTGGAAGACAGTGCCGATAACCCACATGTCATCTTCAAGGCGTACTGAGGACTTAAATGCAGTGGTTACGGCCCACGCTGATTACATTTATGAGAGGATAGAGGCGTTTGATATTCAGTTTGACGTGGAGATAGAGGCAAAAGCAAAGGACCTAGCAGTATTCAAGTATATAAAAGACTTTTCGATATGAGAAAGATAAGACTATGGTGGAAGTTTGAAGGCAGATATTACCACAAAGACGTTTACAGGGGCATTAAAAATTTGATACGTTGGTTCAAAGTGATTTGGAAAGATCGCGACTGGGATCATTCATACATCTTTGAGATCCTGAAGACGAAACTGGAACACCAAGCAGACTACATAGGCAAGAACGGTTATCATGTCGATGCCAAAACAGATGCCCAGAAGATGATGACCTGCGTGAGACTGATCGATAGAGTCAAAGAAGAGACCTATCAGAGCGAGTACACAGACTATCACAAGTCTAAATTCGATTGGACGCCATGCGAAGTTCCAGAAGACGTCATGGAGAAGTTCAGAGAAGACGGAGACATAGAAGATGACGGCCCTTTTTACCAGATGGAGGTCACAGAGCTGTCAGAGAACTTCTATGACTACTTTGCAAAATACCCACACGCATACAGAGAGGTCACAAAGTCTGACAAATACATCTTCGAAAACGATACCAAGGAGAAGATAGCGATGAACATGGGATACTACCTTGACAAAAAGGCCAATAGGATCCTGTTCAAGATGCTAGAGACACATCTCAGGTCTTGGTGGGACTGATATTTATTAACTCAAAAACGTTACATGATGAAAAAGGTACTATTACTGATACTGATCACGATCGCCAGCGGCGCTTTTTTGTGCTTCTCTAACACAGACAACGAAAAATCCAAGCAATGCACTAAGGAGAACGTGTACCTTGAGCTTAAAAGGTCTGGGGTAGCATACGTAGACGTCGTGTTTGCTCAGATCTTGCTAGAATCTGCTGAACTCAAAAGTCACATCACCAGATCCAACAACAACTTTCTTGGGATGAAGATGCCGACAAAGAGACCTACCACCGCCGCCGGTCAGTTGAATGGATACGCCCTATATCCTGGATGGGAGGCTTGCATTCAAGACTACTTGCTATACCAAAAAAGCATACTTGAAAAGAAGCCACTTACAAGATCTCAATATATGGCATTCATCGGTAAGAGATACTCCGAGTGCGGGACTTACAAAAAGAGGATCCTTCGAGTGATAAAAGAAAATCGCGAGTTCATGAGGTCACAAGACAGCGTATATTACTGTTCTACTCTATAGTTAGATTTCTCCAGGTAGACATTTCCAATTACTTTTATAAAAACAACGTTATGACAAGAGAACAAGCGGCAAAAGAGCTGGTAGAAAAGACATTCCACTCCCTGTGCTTTGAAAAGAGCTCATTTACTTCCGAGGATGTAAGACGGGTGTGCTTAGAACTCATCGACAGGGAGATGGAAAGAACAGAATTCGTCACGGAAATAATCGGAGAATAGCATGGTCATAAAAAACATAGATCATCTCATCTCTCTGTTTGATGCCGAAGACAAGAAGAGGATCGTCTTGATAGGTAAAGCGGCTTCTGGAAAAGATCATGCGAGAAAGATCCTTGAAGAAAGAGGATATCCCTACCAGATCTCTTACACAACCAGGCCTATGAGGGCGGGTGAAGTCCACGGAAAAGACTATTATTTCATCCCAGAGTACAAGTTTCAAGATCTGGTCAAGATGAACTTCTTCTACGAACACGTCTCTTTCAACGGATGGCAATACGGCACGTCTAATGCCCAGATGAAGACAAAAGGTTGCATATTCATCATGACACCGTCTGGTCTTGCTCACATGTCAGAGGAGGACAGGAAAGAATCTTTGGTGGTATGCTTTGATATTACAGAGGATGTCAGAAGAGAAAGGCTTGCGCTGAGATCTGACGCGGATACGGTTGACAGAAGGCTTGAAGCAGACAGAAAAGACTTTGAAGATTTTGAGAATTACGACATCATCATAAACGACCCAAACTTTGAATAACATGGAAAAGAAATACAAAGTACAATATTGGCAAGATGGTAATTATGCCGTTTTTAAAGTAGAAGAAGATGAATCTGGCATGGTAAATGGAGAACTTGGCTCAGCTTTAATAATAGGCTCACTTGCAGATTGTGAAGCATACATAAGACTTCATGAGGGTGGCTATATGAACTAAAACTTTAAAATTCACAACACATGATCACATACAACATCGGAGACACTGTGATGTTCTCCACTCAAAAAGGCACAGTAAAGATAGGCGTCGTAAAGGATACGAAAAACGTTCTGCACCAAGACGAGTACGAAGACGTCTACACGATAGAGCTAGAAACTGGCAAGCTCCATTATGTCGATTCCAGCCACATGATAAACAAGGTAGGAGCATGATCACAGCGCACAGAAAACTCCTTAGACAGAAAGACGATCTGTACGAGGTGATAGAGACTTTCGGGATCGAGTACTTTTACAATGACGAAAAGCTTTTGAAACAGGAACTATTTGGCAGTTGGAAAGGGCATCTTGGTGCTGATGTTGCCTTGAAAAACGACTCCAGGTTCTTCTTCTGTAAAAAGATCGAGGAGATCGAGTTCGAAATGGTCAGCACAGAAGTCATTGAAGCATAATTCTTGTATATTTATAACAAAAACAAACGACATGGCAGATAATTTTGATTTACAGGGCTGGATGCGTGAGCAGAAGCAAGGACCTTACACAGGAGCTAAAGGGGCAGAGAGGGTCTCTTTCAAATCTTCAAGACCAAAATCCAAGACAGGACTCAACGAAGGACTCATGGGGATGATGGATCTTCAGGCTATCAATGGCATCATGAGAGAAGAGGAGGAGATGGATGAAGTTGAAGACATGTATGAAAATACAGAAATGGAAATCTCTAAAAAGTGGGACTTGATATCAGTAGAAGAAAAAGAAGAAATTTTAGACTCAGAAGATTTCTCAGAAGAGGGCCTTGCTGACTATGCATACATGGGCTGGAAGATGATACCGGAAGAGGTTAGAGAGCTGATAACTGACAAAGTGATGAAAGCCAAGATAACTGAACCTGAAGAAGACGAAGACGAGAAGATGGCCTCGATGGCGATGAAGCAGGCCAAGAAGGGGGCAAAAGCGATAAAAGGCTTGAACCCTGACAAAGACATCCACGATCTTCTTTACGGAGACGACGAAGAAGACGAAGATCTCTACTGATAAGTTTGAAGTTTGACACACTATAAAAAGAAAAGGGGCGCTTCCAACGTCCCTTTTTCGATCTAAATGGTTACGAAATGAAAAGGTTACGCACATCCCCGCTAAACACGAGACAAGAAGAGTACAGAGACGATCCTTGGAAGATGCTCTTGGCTTGCATGATGCTCAACCAGACCAGCCACAAACAGATGGATCAGATCCGGCACGAGTTCTTTAGAAGGTGGCCAGACTCAGAGTCTCTTTCTCAGGCAGATCCGCAAGAGATAGCGCAGCTGATAAAGCCCTTGGGATTCTACAACAGAAGGGCAAAGTCGTGGATAGAGTTCTCGAGACAGTGGACAGAGATAAAGTCGCAGCACAGAGACCTCACGAAAGTCCCCATAGACGTGTTGAAAAAGCTGAAAGGCGTAGGAGAATACGCTCTAGATTCTTGGAGGATATTCCAGCTATACGAGTACGATTTTGAACCAGGAGACAAGGTGCTTAGACCTTTTTGCGAGTGGGCACGAAGTCAGATATGAAAAACTGCAATATTGAATTAGAGCTCATTTAGGGCTCTTTTTTTGTGTGGTCTATGTTCTATATCAAAACGACGTCAAAATCAAACCTTGAGCATCTGGGAAGCTTCTATGGTGGTTCTAGAGGTTATACTGAACCTGACTTCTTAGATCTGGTCTTAGTGATAGGAGCAACAGAGCTGGTTGGTTCAGGGTCGACAGAGACAGATCCACTGTACGCTCTCAGTGTTGCGCTGTAGTATGGATTAGTGTATTCGACCACCATAGAGCCAGAGTAGACCAACGACTTTGGTGCGTCTGTCAGCTTCAAGATCTCTTCTTCGAATACAGAACCTGATGGTATGTATGCTAGGTCTCTCATCTTTGCTTTGAGAGCATCGAAAGTCATATATCCAGAAGATACGATGTCCGTTGACAGTTTGAGAACCGGAGTTATCGCGTAGCTCTGAGAAGGGGACAGGCTAGAAGTAGTTGAGTTTACCAGTACCTTGTCGAATATGTTTATGTTTGCTGTATATTGCATGTCTTGCGTTTTATTAACTAGATTATGATTCCCAAACCCCGTCGTCTACGGTTATGACTGTACTCGAATCGATGACTTTTCTTTGTACTGTGGTTTGAGTGATCATGTAGTACACCTGTTCTCCGATCCCATTTTCAAAAGTTAAGAATATTCTATCGTTTACCACATCTATTGCGCCCATTCCCATAGGAGCAAGTGAGCTTGATACTGTCTTCTTCAGATTGAGATTGAGATCGTATACAAAGATGTGCAGCTCGGAGTTCACGTAATCAGGTTGATCTGTGTATATGTAAACCACCGATTCGCTTCCCATATAAAATTCCCAAGATCCATAGGGAGCATACGGAAAAGTCACCTCGTCTGTTATGGAGTTAGAAGTCAACACTCTTCCTGTGATGCTTCCAGTAGGGGCATAGTAATCAGGTTTAACCAGCAGCATCGCGCCGTTGTTTATTCCAGATTCTCCAAATCCATAAGTAAAGTATCTTCTGCTGTAGAACGTGTCTATCTGTTTAAATGCGTTCGTAGCAGAGTTGAAGTACCAGTTGTAGTTTGCGTAAGACCAAGTTCTTATGTACAGAGAGTTGTATCTAAATCTGTAATTCGGTTCGTTTCCGTTCAGTATCAGCGTGTCTGCCACTGTGTTTGGAGTGATCATCTTGTAGTATGTCTGATCGTCTCCTGAAACGTAATATCCGTACATCGTATAGTCTCCGATAGGTTCGAATGCTATATCGTAATATCCGTTGTTTACTACGCTGATATCTGGAATGACTTGAATAGTATTCACGCCTACGTCTGTTATCACAAGCGCATTTAGATCTCCAGAGGCAGAATTTACTAAGTTGTAGTTCAGTACTATGTTATTGCTTGTCGGATACATAGACTCCTGTCTTGGGATTCTCAATAAGCTGCCAGACATACTACTTGAAGCAAATACGTGGTTTTTGTGGGTTGATCCTGGGAACAGATAAGTTACATCTGCGTAGTTTACAGTCCAGTTCAAGAAGTACGTGCTGTCTTGAGATCCTGTATAGAACAGTATTGCTACAGATTCTGGATAATAGGAGCTTGCCGTAGATGAATCAAGATAAGGATTTAATCCGCTCTTGTTTCTTGCATAGATATTGTAGTTTGTAAAGTTCGTTCCTTGCTCATGCCACCAAGTCAGATCATCTCCTTGATACACGTCTACAGTTTCATCGTAGTTGATCATGTAGAAAGGCTGAGTTGTGTCCAAAGAGTTGTGGAGCACCAGTTGTAGCTTTCCTGTGCCATAGAAGAATCTATCCATCGTATCAAAATGGTATGAAGAAACATCTATGCTCTTCATCAGATTGCCATTGGTGTCCCAGAACTGTATTGTCTGGTATGTCATTGCAACGCTATCATACGTAGATAAGAAAACAAATCCAGCGTAGTTGTAAACGTAGCTCTGAGCATATTGATTCGTAGAAGAGTTCAATATGTTTAACACATACGCTTTATCTTTGTTTATCAACACGGTTGCATAGTCTCCTGAAACCCCATTGTAGTCTGTGACATACGCCACAAAGCATCCTACGTTGTTTACTGAGTCGTAGTTATTGTCCAAATGCACGTTAGTAGATCCCGTAAACGTGTGAGTATACGTGCTATCTCCGTCAAAGTATGTCAGCTCTACGCCTCCACTGATAGGATAAAAATATGCATATCCATAGTAATCAAGAGGTTCTACTCCAAAAAACGTACCATCATCTATCACGGGCATAGACGAGCTCACTATCTCTCCTCTTGTATTCACAAAAACAGTCTGTTGAAAGCTTCCACTGTCAAAAGCAAGCACGTATCCTTTGTTGTTGACTATCCCAGAGTATGCAAAAGACCAATCGCCTATTAATACCCCAGTATCCACGATCGGAGTTGTTTCTCCAAGCTGAGCGTCCATAACGAAATATTCGTATGTAGGACTGAACTCACCTTGAGTCGTTAGCACATGTACGCTGTGTCCGAATTCCCCGCCACGATCTCCTATGTAGTAGTCAAGAGTAGCGTTGTCTTGTGTAACTGACGCTATCAGACCCTTTTGCTGAGGAGTGACCGGGATCATCGCTGTGTCTCCTGGGTATAGGGTTGCAAAGCTTTGAATCGATTGTGAAACAGGGAGATATTCGCTTCCTGAGGTGTAAAAGTCAGGCCTTACGTATAGCTTGATGGCAGTACCAGGATCGTTCGACGGAAGAGATTGTGCAAACACAAAGGCTCCGTGAGGTCCGCAATCTTGGGTAGACAGAGGCTCATAAACACCGCTGGTCAACACCAATCTGCCATACTCGCTGTAGTTTCCATCGATGCCAAAGTCTTTCGATCTTATGGAACTGACAGACACAGGAAGCGTGTTGTTGGTGAATATATTGAGTTTTGTAGAAAAAGTTCCCATTTTTTGTTTTTGTTTTATGTTATCCGCGTTCTCCGAAGAAGTAGTCTAGTTTTGCAGTTGTGGTCGTTGACAGATTCAGAACTTTTACGGAAACTATTTGAGCATCGTCTAACAGAGGGAACCAAGCAAAGTCTCCAGGCCACAGATTCATCGCCAAGATCTCAGTGCTGTTTTTATCCACAAGGTACACGTTTATCTTCGCTGAGTTTGTGGGCAGAGATTTTATGTACATGTATGTTGTGCCTGATGGGTTTGATTTCTGAGAAGGACCGTATATGGCCACCTTCTTATTCATAGGCAGAACATCAGACGCAAAGTCAGCATTCAGATTCACTTGGTTTGATACAGTTGTGCTCAATGACACTGGATCTGGGAATATATCGCTGGTTTGTAGACTCAGCGTTGCGTTTATCGTAGACATTATGTTCTGGGTTTAGTATAAATATTCTATAATAAATATTGACTACTGCGTGTCTTTTCTGAAGTATTTTCCAAGCACGTTTTCGTTGTAACTATCTACATGGAGGACTTTGTATTCAAACTGGTGGTAAGTCTCCCAGTAGCTCAAACTTTTTTTGTTGAAACACACGATCAAGATCTCTCTTTTGAAGCCGTCTTTTCCTACGGTCTTTACGTCTTCTAACAGCGGTTTACAGCTCCCCCAGTAATCTGCCCAGTTGCTTTCTTTAATCACTATCTTCTTTTTTGGGATACGTCCTGGTTTGGTCCATTCAGACTGTTCCTTTTTAGTGAGAAGCTTTTTTGTCTTATTCTCGAGGATCTTCTTTCCGATGTAAAACTTGCCAGTTGCGTTGTTTGTGATCTTATACACAAATCCCACTGCGCCTGCTGGGAATTGCTCTACGCCTGTTATCTCTTCATTCTTTAATAACCATTTCATCATGTATCGTATTTTACAACAAAAGTTACGTCTGTGTTTCTTGGGATGGGATATGGAGTGCCGAACTTGCCTACTACCAACAGCTCGTTCTGCGCATTATACAGACCTATCGTAGTGGCAAAAGGATTGAAATCCGATCCAGTCACACTGTTGTTCAGTTGACCCAAAGATCCTGATTTTACAGCTGATGGGTTTGTGGTGTAATTGAACTCATTCTCATTGACATGACACCTCACCTCTACTTGATATATTGTAGATTCTGCTTGGAACGACATTGTGGTTGCGGCTAGAGGCATATTTTAAGGTGTTATGCTGTATTTTGTATAAAGGTAATTTTTCACTGATGCTATCTCAGTTAAGCTAAGCTGTCTTGACCAAATGAGTATCTCTCCAAAGTTAGTTCCTATTGTAGAACCTGCGCTCAATGATCCAGCACCCATGAAGAAAGTCATGATCGAGTTGAAGCTTCCTACAACTGGACTTGTTCCAAGATTTATAGTTACTGATTCGTTTGTATTATTTATCTGTCCAGAAATCAAAGGGGTAGGACCATATGATACTGTCTGTGATATTATATAAGGAGACACTCCATACGGCGGAGACCCCAACACGTTAGTTGAGTAGTCTAACTCTTGATATACTGCGGGAGATATAGAAGAATCTGAAAAGCTCGTTTGTATATAACCCGCTGAAGACGACACTATTTTAGTTCCAAAATATTTTGGACCGCTAGCCATGTAAAAAGGTGTAATTATTCCAGACGATGCTGCTGGTATGGTATTACTTGGTATGTTTGCTACGTATATTACTGTTATGGCAGTTGGAAATGATGGGCCATATGTGTTAAATGGCAATGTAGCATAAAATCCCAAAGACTGTGTTACGTATCCTGTTAAGTAAGTCGGCGTTTGTGAGTCCTGTATCTTTATTCCAGGTTTTCCGTTTATTAGGTTGCTTACGTAAACAGGCGGAAGTATGTTAGCGCCTGTGGGAGTGCTGACCAGCAGATTCGTTCCAACAGGAGCTCCAGATACCCAGTTTCCCCATGAGGTAACTACTCCACCAATACCAGAAGTCACGTTTATAGCAGGATCGTAGGCGGCAATAAGACCTGATGGATAAGTAAATCCACCACCACCCGTACTAGCAACTGTGAACATAGCTTGGTAGTCTGGATTTGTGATCACAGCAAGACCTTGGGGATAGAATATGTTTCCTACGTGGATGGTATGGTTGCTCTCTGCCACAAGGTTTCCGTTTCCGTCGTCTACCGTATTGAATATGCTGCTGCTTGCTTTTATCTTGAACGATCCTTTGGCTATGTTCTCTCCAAAGTTCGCTTTTGGCACAGTGATCACGTTTATAGTCGACGTAGGATCTGTAGGGAAGTATCTGTTATCGTCATCGTTGGTGCCAGTTGCAGCTGTTGACTGAGGAAACCACTCGTATGCGCTTGCTGAGCCCAAAAGAGAACCCGATATGTACTGCATGTAAAACCTATTTCGCATAGATCTATACAGCAAGAAACTATCAGGATAGCTGCCTGTAGGTGACGTAGCGCCGTTAGAGCCGGTGAGCACGTTTATCGACCCAGGACCAAATGTGCTACTGTAGTATGAAGCAGAGTATTTCAACTTCACAGGAGTAACAGTAACATCAGAAGCCTTGAGAGTATTATAACTTCTTCCCATATTTTATTTTAATTCAAATAAGTATAGTAACTCGTTGATTACCAATCTAAACGCACTCTAATTAATGCCTCATGCGTGAAATCTTTAAGCAGCGGTTTACTCATCTTGGCCACAGCTAGCAGGTCTCCATTGTCGTTGTATAAACCGACCGTCGTAGGGAAAGTCTGAGGGCTGTTTACCAAAGTTGGATATATCAGTTGTCCGCTAGAGCCTGAAAGGAAAGACGGGTTATTGCTGTAGTTGTAGTCTTGGTTTCCTACTCTGACAAACACATAGTTTGCTGAGATCGTCTCCTGAGAGTTTAACTGGAAGCACACTCCTGTCTTTATCGCATTGTAGAGATATTTGTTATTGTTGGATACAGATAGAGGACTTGTAGAGTTATAAGTAGCAGTATCTATGGTCATCGCGATACCTCCAGAAGCAGCAGGTAGTGCAAGCGCTCTAGGGTTTAATATGATCGTACCGATGTCAGGCAAGAACAGACCATAAGACCCAGAGGGGGTGTATCCAGCTTGAGCAGATATTATCGTAGAAGTCGTAGGCATGCCATAAGATCCTGATATGATGTTGAATATGCGTCCACAGTCTCCGTAGTTTATAGTGAGATTGTTATTGGTCGTATAAACGCTATCGTCTGTTAGGTTTATGAAAGTGGTACCATTTCCCAAAGTTAATTTTAAAGTGCCTGGAAATAAACTCTCTTTGTATCTGTTCCTGTCTATGTTTATAGCAAACATATCTACTGAAGCGATGTTTCCTGTACCAAAATTAAACAGCATGGTCTCATCTGCATATACAAGGTTTCTATACTGACCGTATGTAGTTCTTGAAGGACTCATTCCAGGAACAAGATCGTTATACAGCTGAGATCCAGAGCCCAAAACGTTTCCGTATGCTATTGAGAATTGAACCTGCGCAGTAGATCCAGTCAGTTGGGTATCGTACACATCAAGATAAAAGTTTGGAGCAGGAGATACTGCTGTAGATGACGTATAAAATGCAGTCAGTGTTGGAAGCCCTGAGGTCCAAGCTGGCGCTACTACTGAGTCTGAGCTTACTACAAAGTCTGTAGGTGCTAGTGTTGAAAAAGACATATGTTATCTTGTGTTTTTTAGCTTTGAGTTATTGTTACTGATACTGTTAATCTTGCTCCTGAGTCTCTACCGACTATAGTAATTTGTGTAGTAAGAAAAGAAGTAGTGCTTGATCCGAATAGGCTTTTTACCGTAGTCGCTGTCATGTTCAGTGAAGTTCCTATCACAGTTTTAGATACGTTTGTTCCAACTGTCAGAGTGCTATTCATTGATGTTGCTTCTGGAGTATTCAAGCCGACTCCTGTAAAGTTAGACATAGTCCTAACGTCTCCTATGGTGAACTGATATCCAGATGTTTCATACGTGGTGCTAGATCCAATATAGTTTAGCGTCTGTGGCTGGATGCTCAGAGAAGACCCTATAGGAAGAGATATCTTTTGATATCCAGCATTTATCACAGGTATCGCTCCAGTTCCTCTAGGCAGCGTCAGAAGCTTGTACTTCATGATCTCCTGGTCTTCTGGATACGCTTGGATTATCGGCATTGCTTGAATAGCTTCTCCGTAGAAAGCAGAACCTGACGGGTGATAGGGGTTATAGAGGCTGTAGTCTACCTCATCATCTGCAAGGCTGAACTGGGTTATTTGAAAGCTGCCATCGTTTCTCGCTAGGAGCTCTCTTCCTTTCTTCGTCAGGATGGCATCTATCACCACCGATGTATTATTTAAGTACGCCATTTTGTTGTATCTCGTTTATGTTTATAAATATATGGATTAGTAGTTTAGTATCTGAGACTGTATCGTTGATTGAAGCGTGTTTATGTTCTTTGCTATGTTTGGATTCAAGTTCTCTGGCACCACAAATCCATATGAAGTTTGACCTGGTCTTTTTTTACCTTGGAGAGTAAGCACTGTTTCGTCTGATACTCTTTTTACGAATACGGCCTTTTGATAGTTGTTTATGTTAGATCCGCTTATGAATCCTGGCATGTTTGGATACACAGTAAAGCTTGCCACACTGCTTGTAACGCTTCCAGAGTAGTCGTAATTTACTCCAGTTATCCTTCTGCTTATAGGGTATATAGTATCAGACGAATATCCTACATCAGATCCACTATAATATAAGATCACGTAATCTCCTGGATCTATTTCTGTAGGGTAATTTACATCTCCAAATCTAGGATATAACGGAGATGGATTTGACTCATACCCAGGATTATATGTAGTGAGAGAATTGAAATATTGACTCATTCCAGAAGATAGAGTTAAAGTGTTTCCACCTCTGATGTAACTTCCCGTATTGAATAAAGCGTGGTTTGTCGATGTTGTGTCTATACATAGTGATCCATTAGATGGTATTGCTTGATAGGTTTCAGTATGGCCTCTTCCATATAAACTTATTTCTGAAAAATTCAAATACGCTGTAATTTTTACTGATACTTTATCTCCAGCCGATAGGAATACATTATTTGCTTGAGAATTTAATGAAATAGTTAATCCTCCAACAGTTGTTCCTGAAGGTATATTCCATTGGTTTATTCCTGAATTATAAATGGAAGTACCTTCTACAAATCCATATGTTGTAGATGAACCGTTCCATTTTATTATATCTAATTTTATGCTATTTACTCCAGTAGTTCCAGGGGGTGTTATATAGTAAGCAAAACCAAAAACGCTGCTTATGTTATATACACCATCTCTAGGAATTGTAAAATAAGATCCCGATATATAATTATACCTGCTTCCACTTGAAAAATTTGTTATTATCGAATATGGATCGTTTTTACTAGACCAAGAGCTAGAAAAAGCAAGACTTACGTTATACCAATTGTAATTTGATACTCCAGAAAAAGATCCACTCGGAATAGTTGGATACATGTACGGATATGTAGAATCTGGATCATACGACGGTGTGTATTTTATTTCATCTATAATCGTCGTTGTTGGTCCAAAAGTAGATGCGAAGATCTGAGCAAAAGACGCAGTTGTAGCAAATGAATCTACTGCCCCATCTTCTACAATGTAGCACTCTAAAGATCCAGACTGTCTATACCAATAAGGAGGATAAGAATATCCGCTCTCAACCACCGTCAATCCTCTATCAAGATATTTCTGGTTTGAGTACTGTGTCGCATTGAACTGCTTTATGGTAACAGTATCTCCTGGTTTATACATGTTTTGGAAGTACACCCAGTTGTTGTTCTGCAAATTCAATTCCTGAAGACCTCCTGAAAGATCTGCCATGTAGCTCATCTTGGCAACCATCTGATCAGGGAAGTATGAGCTTGATTCTACACTAGTGAAAAGTCCTGTATAGTCAACATAGTAGTCCATTGCTGGAGAAGTTCCATATGATTTGTCTCCTTTTGTGAATACATTGTAAGTATTACTAGTGCTCTTGGCTCCTGCATACTTGGAATTTACTGTGCTCGTTCTATTGTAGTTGTAGTCTTGTACCTCTGCTAAAAGTCTGCTTCCTGTGTAAGGAGTTGGATCTTCATAGTAGCCGCAGTAGCCTATAGATCCGGTTAGTATCGTAGGACTGTCTAAGTTTGTAAGTACAAGAGAACCAGACCTTATGCACTGAGTAATATAGATGAACGGCGTACCAGCTGAATACTGTGATATAGTTCTTGGAGTGCCACCACAGTCTATAAATGATGCAGTTACTGGTCCATTACCTAAACCCCATGACGAATTTGCACCTAAGAAGTAGTCACAATATTTCGTATAGCTGCTTAGGTTATTACAAGGTCCTAAGCTAGAAGTGGTAAACGTTCCTCCAATTATTGATCCTACCTGAATGCACCCTAAGTTTAATCTAGTGCCTGAAGTAACAGCTTGACTGACTCTGTATCCAGCGCATGTTGTATATCCTAACGTAAATGCAGAAGATGCTGTAAAGTTTGTATTCTGACAATATTCATAAGGAGAATAGTATGGACTACAGTATCCGCCGTCGATTATAGATGCTGTAAAAGGAGCCAGAGATATTGATCGCAAAGATACACTGCTCAGTTGTACACAGCTTAGACCTGCCGATGTTCCTGAAGATATAGTTTTGGATTGAAAGTTTCCTGCACAATCTAGATAGGCGGCTAGTATATTAGTAGTTCCAAGATTGCTAACGCTTACCACTTTACAATCAGAGGGATAAGAGTAGTTTGAAAACTGAGTTCCACAGATGCTTCCGCTAGAAAAAGTAAATCCTCTGTAAGCAGGAGTATCGTAAGAATTAAGAGTTCCTGGTTTTGCACATACTATAGTGCTTCCACTCGCAGGAATACCTATTACAACAGTATTATTATCGCAATTCTGATAAGAAAATACGTGGTTGATAGAGTCTGGATTAGATATTACGTACTGAGAGCAGTATACCCTATTACAATTTTGACAAGAGTTCTGTGTCTTTATGTTATCAAAATTCACAGGAGTGTTGATCCCATAGCTGTATTCTGCTTCTGTCACCAGTTTTGAAGTCACAGAAGACGTCACGTTGTTGTATAGAGCTCCTTGATCTTGACCTACATACATTTTAGGAGGAGTACAATCTCCATTACGAAATATATAAGTCAATCCGTATGTTGGAGTTATAGTTATCGGAGCTCCAGTTCTCATACAGATATTTGGCGTTGATGAGTCAGCTCCACCTGCGATATAGGAGCTAGATGGAGTACCGTCACACAGAGTAAAATTAGCAGTTATATTTTGTCCAATTAAGTTGCTATTTTGTATCTTAATTAATTGACAACCTCCAGCTACAGAAGATGTCCAAGGACTTGTTATAGAAGTGTACTCAGTTTGATCAAAGTTATGATAGTCAGCTTGTATCTCAGAGCCTCCGAATTCACCTGTATATTTCTCCCAAGAGTATGTGTTTGAGATCGGAACTGGACCGTATACTGGGGCAGATCCTGTTGGGTTCGATAGAGGTATCAGAGTAAACTGAGAGTATGTGTTGTTTGCTGTTGAGAACGGTATCTCACCTGGATCTGCGCCTGATACTTTTATCAGATCTATAGACTCAGAGAAGTTCATGCTCATGTCTACAGCCGGTTCGTGTCTCTGATACTTGTTTCTTTCAAGCAAGTGAGATTTTACGATCAAGCCAGTAGACAGATCTGCCCTTGCCGGTACAAAATCTTGCACCATCTTGAACAGAGAGTTGTTGTAGTATTTCAGAATCCTTATGTACTCGTAAACGTTGTGGTAGTAGCTGTATCCAGAGAAGAAGTTCCTCTTCACTTGATCAAGCGCTGGATAAGATCCTGAGTACTGGTATGATGGATCGCCTATGTATTGGTCTATGTTGAATAGCCCAAGAGACGAAGTCACCACAGAGTTTATCTCATCTGCAGGAGAAAATCCTACCTCTAAGTTCCTAGAATTTAGTCTGTTGTCGTTCTGATAGTACTGTATAGTAACATCGGGGTGTAGCAGATTTCCAGATCCACTCAGCATTGGAACAGAAAGAGATCCTGTGATCTTGTTGTTGTTTATCTCAAATACTCCGTCCTTTGAATACCTGTTATACCCCCCAAACTCGTTTATTGTCAACACTGACTTTGGTATACCGAATATGTTGATCAACGCTTGTATGCTTGCTCTTGTTCCTTTGGTCTTATACAGATAGGGGATGTTGTGGTAGATCCTTTTATAGATCTCTTTTTGAACATCATTGGCAGATTCAGTTGCTATGCTGGATGTTACATAGGTAGTTATTTTTTCAGATCCTGTAGGAGGGAGCAAAGATCCGTCTTGGTTTATCCCAAAAAGACTATAATACAGGTTGTCTGATACGTTCGTGTTAGTATATAGAGTAGTTCCAAGGCCTATTATTGCATCTGCAACAACATCAGGAGACACTCCAGTGTTTGGATTATTGGTAGCATTGAATCTATTGGTGACGTCCTTATAGTATATCCAGATGTTATCAAAGTGTTGAGCCACCATGTTTACAAAAGTTACATATGGCTCATTTGTAGAATCATCTTGCAGATACTGAGGTATTGAATTCGTCAGCAGATCTTTGTTTGTTGCGTCATAGTAAGACGCAGAATACAGTATTGAGTATGTTGACAGAGTAGGCACTGTTGTACTAGATCCAAGCCAGTTCAACGCTTGAGAAGATGTAACAGAGTACAGCGTATATGGCTGTTTTGAGTTTGATTTTGGCCAAGCAGATGATCCAGAAGAATAGTATAAGTAGTACTCGTATCCATCAAAGTTTGTTATGAGATCACTTATTGAATTTTGAAGCAGAATAACAGACGCAGACACGCTAGGGTTTGATATTCCACCCTGGAGTGCAAGGCTTGCTAAGATCTGAGTATTGTAAGTCTCTATGCTTTTTAGCTTGTAAACAAAATTGTTTATTCTGCTAGTGGCGCTAGAAAAGTGTATGAAGTTTGAAAAGTCGGAGTAGTCTACATTGATCGATATTGACTTATCTTGGTAATAGCTTATCATCTTCTGATAAGAGCTTGATACAGATGTAGAGAATAGACTATCATGAGAGTAGTAAGGAGTAGTCTGATTAACGGTTTGGTTTACTTTTACGTTAAAATTTGGTCCTTTTAGCCTGTTTTGTTGAACAACATCTACAGCCTCTACTTGCACATCAACGTTGTATGTGGCAGGTTCTGCAAGCTTTTCTACTATCCAGAGCTGGTCTTTTACGTCGTGGTCTGCTGGAAGCGGTTCATACAGTTTTATCAGAATGTAGCTTCCATCAGCATCTTCTGTATAGGCAACATTCACTGCTATCAAAAGCTCATTATTGCCAAAGTTTAGATAAAAGTCGTTATAGTAATTTAGACCTGCGGCATATGCTTGATACTGAGTATACCCATTTAGAATATCAGTGTTGCTTATGTTTTGTGATGCAAGCTTTATTTCAGTTCTGCTAGGAGATATTTCTTTTATCCAAAAGAATCTGCCATAGCTTGAATTGAACAGGTTTCTGTGAAAATTATACTGGATGTTCAAAGAACCTCTGTCATATCCTCTAGACTTTAGATCTGATTGAGGATCTAGATTTATAGTACCATACTGCTGAGTTACAGGATTGCTGGCGCCACGTCCAGGATAGTAGTTGTTTGCGTCATAGTTGTAGTCGATCAGTTGATTATTCAGATCGTATATGAAGTACTCAATGTAGTCATTAGGATCACCAAATTTTGAGTAGATAGTATTATTGGTTATCAGCGCATCGTCTTTTTGACTGTACGTCTGAGTTTCATTTCCTGCTCCTATGTATGATATATTTACTATCTCTGCCATTATGATATTTCACTTATGTTAAGGTATGTTTCACTCAAACTAACAAGCTGCTGTCTCAGAGAGTTTATTTCTTCTATGAGAGCTTGTTTTTCTATATCTACTGTATTTCCTCCTATGTATTGTTGGCTTCTTTGTACCAAGTACATGTGGGAGTTTGTAGATCCTGAAACTGGTATGTCAAAGAAAAGCTGATCGTAGTAAGTGAAAAAGTCTGATACGGTAACTGCGCTCACGTTAACCGTAGGAGCAGGACTTACAAGCTCAGAAAAGCCTGTATCTATCGCCTTCTTGTAGGTATTTAAACCTCTGACTTCTTTTACTAGATCAAAGCTTTCCATGCTATCTTACTATTTTAAATACGCTGTTGTTATCGATCTCTATAGTCTCTCCAGAATCTAATACAATTTTTATTAATATTTTATAATATCTTTCGGGTTCCAATCCTCCGGTAAAAAAAGGAAAGAAAGATCCGTTAGAATCACAGCTTATCTTTGTATAATTTACGTCATAATCGATCACCATCTCTTCTGTCTTAACGTCTTGTATAGCCCAGTAAGAAGTAGCAGGCAAGACTTTATTGACGGTGTACACAGAAGAAGTAACGAACGCTCTTGCTGGGAACTTATCCCTTGCCGCTATCCTGAAGTTGTATAGTCCACCATATCCAGACGTCTCATACTTGAAAGTCCCTGGATTGTTTGCTATGGTCACTATGATGTTGCTGTTGTCTACCACGCTGAGACTAGAAGTATCATAGGTAGAATCGTCCCATCTGAACTCCAACGTAGGTGCATATATGGTGTGAGTATCTACGCTGAAAAAGCTAAGCCCTATGTAGCTACCAGAGTTCTGTTCTACTTCTATTGGAAACTTAACGATGAATCCGTTATTTGTACCGGTAGTAGCCCACGAATTTACAATATCATTTACTTGAACATTTATGTCTTTATTATCTTTATAATCAAATACGTCTTCTGAAATTTTTCCTGATACCCAATTACCCCCTCCTGGAGTGTTGTAATATATAGGATTTACCCATGGAGTAATAGAATCAGAAGTAGACCAACATACTCCGTTTGTGGCAGCAGGGTCATCTAAGAATTTACCCGTTCCCATAGTCCAAGACTGAGATACTTCTCCGATCTCTAATGTATAGTTTTTTGAAAGATTCTCTGCTGTTGCAAGATACAATCTTAGATACGCATCATAAGTATACCCACTTGTATTAAAAAATCTAAATGCTGTATTTAAATCAGCACCGCTAAATTTAATCATCGCTCTACGAATGTCATCGCCTCCACCTGAGCTAAGAACAGCAGATGGCACAGAGCTATTTTTACATGCGACTTCTAAGATCTCATCAAGACCTGTGTTCTGTGTAGGATACGCTGAGTATAGCGTTGCATCTGCCGAAGCGAATATCTTATATACTGCCATTGTTGGTATTTTACATTGTTACAACACGTCCTTTTATGTCTGTGTTCAGGTATTTTACTTCAAAAATGCTTGGGTCCAAAGATGGATAGATCACATTGTCAAATGTTCCAGCTTGTATGTCATAGCTATATTGAGAGTATCCGTTTGCTACACCAGTCAAATTCACTATTTGCACGTTCTTTACAGTTTGAACTCCTTCTACTGAGTCTAGCGTTGAGTATAGGTTGCTTAGTATTATTGGTTGGTTTATCTGCCAGTTATCTGTATTAAAAAAGTCCTGTACTGCTGATAGTGCTCTTGCAAGAACATCTTGGGAGTTGTAGTTAGGTCTCAATGATATATCAAAGTTGACTCCTATGTTGATGATGTATCCAGGTTTTATATTGATAGCATCAGTCAGCATTCTATAATCTTGAAGATACGTCTGTAAATTGCTTATCAGGTTTTCAGTAGGAGCTGCAAGATTTCCATTGATGTCAAGCCCAAGAACATAAAGACTGACGAGTATTGGGTCTCTGTCAGCTGGATCATTTGCTAAATAGCTTCCAAACGTAACGTCATCTTTAGTTATGTATGCTTTAGATACTTTCCCAAAATCTCCAGGCATGCTGAGTGCTCTTGCAAGGTAGTCTTGTTGCGTCACTGCTCTGTATTGTGTTCCAAATTGGACCATAGAGTTCATCCTCACCTCATCTACCGTATCTCCGTCACCTCCTCCAGATGCCGGATTTGGGTTGTTTGTAACTACAGTATTCTGGTAGGTTGAGTTTCCTGTGATCGTAAAGTTTCCTACGCTTGTAAGTTGATTTGACAAAACATTTGCAGATGCACCACCGCCCACTAGATATGATATTGTTATAGTGGTGTTTTGAGGAGCAAGTCCGTAAGTCTGAGTAGTTACAAAGTTAGTTGGATCAAATGCTGTGTACATCTGGCTTAGCCCGCCTGGAGTAAGGCCCACACTCACTGTGTTTGGATCAGGCACTACTGCGGTGTCTGCTACATTGTTTACTCCAGATCCAAACTCTATGGTGAGAGATGAATCTGATTTGAATCTAGAAGTGAATCTTCCAGGAACATACGTCTTTTGTATCATGTAAGGTACCTGGTTATTATCAGACGCCGTATTGTTAGATCTCAAAAGAATGTAGTCTTGGGCAAGATAAGGCACTTCATACCAGTTGTTTCCAGCAGTATCTTTTGCAGATACTATAGATACTATGTTCGTGTCGTTTATTGACACTGTGCTAAACCTTTGAGCAGATCCAAAGCTGAAATTTGCAGTCTTCATTTGTCCAGATATTGCCTGTACAGTTTTCTTTAGGAGATATGAAGTCGGAACTCCAGTTCCAGTAGCGGTATATATTGTTACGTCTGTAGGACTCAAAGAAGAGGACGTTGTAAAATCTACCTTTTCCGGAACATAGAATACCACAGAAGAGTTTACGTTAGATTTTACTTGCATGCCTTCGTTTATGGTAAAGGCATAGGAAAAATCTGGATACTGCAGACCACCTACAGTAACTGCTGGGACTTGTTGGTATACATCTAGATCTACTAAAGCTACAGATGTCACCTTTGGTCTGTAACCTAACATGTATGCAAGGGTGTACAGATTGTTTGGTTGCTTTGCATACTGAACAAACGTTTCTTGTATCTGGTTGTCTAAGTAGAATGACATAACATCTCCTATATAAGATGCCATCTCAATGAACATTGTGCCTGGAGATGCCTGATTGAAATCAGTGTAGACTGTGGGATAGTATGCTTGTGCATACTCTATCAGGTCATTTTTAAACGAAGAAAAGTTCTTGTTTATGTATTTTATGTCTATGGTTTGATTTGCCATCTTTTATCCGTTTTGTATCTTTAGCACTAAGCTGTCGCTTGATTGTATGTTCTTTAGAGTGTACGTCAATATTATAGATATGGAATTGTCGTTTGGATTTCCAGTGATGCTTAGTTGATCTACCATCACATTTGAGAAGTATAACTCTATTTGGTTGGATATTGTCTGCTTTAGGCTGTCAAGTCCATCTTGAGTTATCTGCTCAAACAATCTAGATCTAAGCCCTGCTCCAAAGTTTGGATTGAACGGCCTCTCTCCCTGATCAGTAAGCATAAAGTTAATTATGTTATACTTTGTCTGCTCTAATGTCGTATAGACTGATGTGAATGCTCCAGGTGCTTGAAACGGTATCGCCACACCAAGCGCCATTGACGGCTTTAGGTCTGCTATAGGGATCTGGGTCAGATTGTATGCCATGTTACTTTATGTCTCCTTTTTCTAGTAATCTGTCCATCAAAGCACTAAAGTCAGGTACCACGTTTACTTGTACAGCCTCTATGTTTCCAGCTCCTCTTGCAGTTGCCAGCATGTCATCTACGCTACCTACTTTGTCTTCTTTCGGTTGAAATACCACTCCTGGATGCTGTTCTTCTGTGTTGTATCCAAATCCAGCAGCATCATCGCTGGTCATGCTTAACATAGTTTCTTGCAAAAGGCTATTCAAAGCTTGGTTGTTTGCAAAAGCTGGCATGTTTTGTTTGTTTTGTGGCGTCTTTTTTGGTTGATTCAACGTTAAAGGCACTCCGTACATGTCCGCTACTGTCTCTTTCAACGAAGTCTTTGATTCTGGCACAGACTTGATCTCCCTAAGTATCTTAGGCATTTCCTCACGAAGAGCCTTTTGTACCTCTTCTCGGATCATTTTTCTAAATAACTGCGACTTTGTCATATTCTATAAATACTATTTTTTTACGTTTTGTAGATCAGAATTTAGCTTTTGTTTGCTCTGATTCATTATTTTTCTTACTTTCTCTCTCATTTTCCTTCCACCTTTCTGTTTATTGAAGAACGCGTTGATTCCGAGTCCTTTATTATCGTCTTCGTTGTCTGGAGCATCTATCTGGTCTGTTGGGCTATCTATAGGGATGTCATCCATAGGAGTTGTATCGTCTACCAAAAAATTTGAAGATTCTTCCACGATGGCCTGTTCTTCTAAAGACAACGCGTTCGGATTTGATTTTATTAGATGTTTTGAGTTTAAAAGCAATTTGACCTCTGATATTATTATACTATCATCTGAAGCATACGTAGGGTCGGTAGATACTACTTCTATTCCAGCTGAATTTACTGCTATTCCATACCTTCTAGGTATAGTGATACTCTGAACTTCCTTGTCATTTATTACTTCGGTGAGTATTTTTATAGTGTAGTTATAATATGAAAGATCGCTATTATTCTTTTTGTTTCTACAGTTGTCTATATACGATTTAACATCATCATTGCTAGATCTTATGTTTTGAACTGTCTGCTTGATATCTTTTAGCATTTGCATGTGAGGTTCATTTGTTCCACCTCTAGTGCAAGACTCAAGATTTGTTACTATAGAATCCATGCTTGTCAGTAATAGATCTATGACCCCTGTTACTGCTTGGAGCATTGATATTATTATGGCCATCATGATATTCAGCTCGCTTAATATTGCGATCATTCTGTCTGATTCGTCTGACAGCTCCCTTTCTGCCTCAGACATTGTTACATTTATGCCCACTGTAGTGTACATGGTAGGCATAGGAAGCGCTTTCAAGAAGTTTATTATTATTTTGAATATCTTTACTATAGAAAGACAGATCTTTATGAATGCTTGCACCCTAGACAGGGTGTTTGTTATTACAGCAAGAGTTCTTTCTATCGCAGTTAGTTTCTTTTGAACCTGGGTAAGAGTCACGATGATCTGCTTTACGTTCATGTTATTTACTCCAAGCCTATCTATAGACTTCACGACCTTTGGATCTATAATGCTACTTGTATATGATGCCAGGTTGGCTGGAGATGTTAGGCCTTGTATTAATACGCATATCTGTCTTAAAAGTCCGACTGAAGTCAGTATAGATTTTATTGCTGGCTTATTAGAATTGTTTATCCTCTCTGTTTTAAGCAGCTTTTGTATTAGATCTGATATAAAATTGTTGAAGGGCGAGGTCTGTGGAAATGATTGTTTTATCTGAGGATCTCCTAAATAGGCAGGTCCCACTATTACTTCTAGCAGTGGAACAAGCTCTAGTAGCAAGTTGTTTATTGTAGCAGCAGGATCTGATGTTGCTTCATATACTGCAGAAAATGCATCCAGGCTTTTTTGGATGTCATATGCCGCCTTTTGTACTTTCCATTTAGTATATGGAAGTCCTGATTCTTTTGGTGGGTTATTTGGATCAAATATCGCTTTTCCTTTAAGATTAGACAACGTGTTTATCACAGAACACAAGTCTATAGAAGCTAGTATTTCTAAAACCTTAGCTATGCCTAACTGACTAGGGTCACTAGCACTTTTTCCAGATCCTCCAGTGCCCCC